AATGAGGCACGCACTGGTCTCTCAATGCTCCTTAAGGTGATGGCAGCACAGGGACTGATCAAGCGTCACGAACTTGGTCCCCGCTGGGTTGAATACACCCGCCTGCTGCCCCTCCGCAAGCGTGAGTGGATCGCCCGCATGATTCGGGGGTGATTCCCCCTTTTTATGGTAGGATACGCACAACCGAGAGGCACCAATGCAAACCATCAACCGCTACGTCATCCACGCTACCAGCGACGGCAAACCCCACACGGCGACATGGGACTGCTACAGCAGGTTTGAAGCAGTGCAACTGTTCACCGCTGAATCCCTGTGGTCTGACACAGTTATTCACACTGTAGATGAGTTGGGACCAATCCACGAACTGGACGACCGCCCATGGTTCTTCGGTTGACAGTCTTATGGGTTCGTGGTAGGCAGTGCCCCCCTGGCGGGGGGTGCCGCCGTGCGGCGCGTGTGGCTAAAATCAATGGGTCCCTGTAAGCTATAAAGTCTTGCTTTCGCGAGGTCTTTGTATAACACAAGACTTTTCTATATAATCCAAGAATGAAAAACGAAATAACTCATATGCAAAAAAATCCCGGAGAAAATTTTTCGACCGTAGAGGTTGATCCTGTAACTGGCGAATACGTCATCAAAGTACCTGAGTGGTTTATCTCCGAATTTGGATGGTATGAGGGTACAGAGATTAATATGGAAGTAGATGGTGACAGTATAGTAATTACCGAACTCTGAGGTTTACAATAGAGTAAATTTGGAGTATAATTACTTTTGAATCGATTCAAATTCAAACTTGACTTAAGTTATGGCAAAAGGATTTACAGTAAAAGCAAAGTCTCCCGTTGTTAAGAAACCTGCAGAGGCGGAATGGGATTTTGCGAAAGCAAGAGAGATGGTCAAAGGAAAGACCGTTGTATTCTGTCTCCCAGGTCGCGGTGTATCATACACCTTTCTGAAGAACTTCGTACAACTTTGTTTTGACCTAGTACAAGCAGGAGCAAGTATCCAGATTTCCCAGGACTACAGTTCCATGGTGAACTTTGCACGATGTAAGTGTTTAGGTGCAAATGTTCTTCGTGGTCCTGACCAGAAACCATGGGATGGTAAGTTGAACTATGATTGGCAACTGTGGATTGATAGTGACATTGTGTTTAACACTGAGAAGTTCTATCAATTAATTCTGATGGATAAGGACATTGCAGGTGGATGGTATTGCACTGAAGATGGACAGACTACATCGGTTGCACACTGGTTGGAAGAAGATGACTTCCGTAACAATGGTGGTGTAATGAATCACGAAACTCTTGATAGTATCGCGAAGCGTAAGAAACCCTTCACTGTGGACTACACAGGTTTTGGATGGTTGCTCATCAAGAATGGTGTGTTTGAGGACAAAGGTATGCCTTACCCATGGTTTGCACCTAAGATGCAGGTCTTTGAGTCTGGTGAAGTACAAGACATGTGTGGAGAGGATGTATCATTCTGTCTGGATGCAAAAGAGGCAGGATTTGAGATTTGGTGCGATCCTCGTATTAGAGTCGGGCACGAAAAATCTCGCGTTATCTGATATGGCGCAGGAGTTTTATACAATTCTCCATAAGGGTCAGGTCCTTGCAGAGGGCTTGACCCAAGAACAATACTTTGATAAACTAGCAGACCTGGCAGAGGACTTCTACTCGTCGGGTACTCCGAACCCCTCGGAGCTTGATACACAAATTACTACAGAGGATTAATTATGGCACGCTCTAAAATCGGTCTCGGTGGTCAAGTGATGATTGAGTCACAACCGAAGAAAACTCGTCAAGGACAAGGGAAGAATACCAAATACGCCGCGTCTTCTCGCAATAAAGCTAAAAAGTGCTATCGCGGACAAGGTAAATAAGCACAGTTGTAAACAAATGTTATGGCGTGCTTGATTGCTAATCTTCCTTCAGTGGAAGTATGGGTACGTAAAGAATATCTCACCGACCATCAATCTGGGCATGGTGAATTTGTAAAGGGCGTTTGGGTATCGGTTAAGTCGATACCTGGACGTGCTTTTTATTTTGAAACCTACTTACCAGAATATGCGGCAATGTACGATAAGTTGCCTATTAGCGCCTTTGTAACAGACCCAGAGACTCCAAAACCTGATATGAGTCTACCTAACCTACAGTTCTGGAATTGCATGGACTATGGGGTTGTATCAGTGGATAAGAAGTTTATTGGTTCGATGGACTTTGAATGTTATACCAGAGACCATGGCATCATGAAAGGTACCTACGTCTGCACAATCGATAATTATCACCATGATCCAGACTATGTTGACTGGGCGACAAGTGAAAACCCAGCAGAACATAAGTCTCATAACTTGATTGAACTAGAGAATGGGCAGTATGCTCTGTATCCAAATAATAGATTACGTATCTTTGATAATAGTTTGACTCCAGTTGATCCTAAGATGCCCGACTTTAAGGTATCAACTCAGTATTATTCAGTAGAAAATGGTTATGACCGCCTTGGTATGGGGCGTGAAGATGAATACCATTGGAAGACTGCAAAGGAACGGGCAGAAGAGGAAGAAATAAATACCGATGAGGGATAGAAACCCCTTTAAAAGTTCTGTTTAACCAAGATGGAGAAACAGATGTCTAAGTATCACGTTGATAGAGACGTTGAATATATGTACCGTATGTGGGGTACGACTAGTTTGATTACTGACTATTGGTCTAAACCCCACGAAACCAATGATACACCAGAAGAATTAACTGAAGAAGAGCAAAATCGCGAGTGAAGGTATAAATAAATTCAGAAAAATCTACCATTTCAATGCCTTCAGCAAGGGTTTCCAGAGCATTTAAGGATATTAGTTTCTCATTTGACCCACATCCTGTGACGAAGGACCTCCCTGTGCTCATAAATGAACGTGCAATCATTAGATCTGTACGTAATTTGGTTGAAACAATACCCACAGAGCGTTTTTTCAACTCTGATTTGGGGTCTGATGTTCGTGCAAGTCTTTTTGAACTTGTCGATGTAACGACAACAAAGATTATTGAAGACCAAATTCTTGATACTATTCAATTTTATGAACCTCGCGTTGAAAATGTTGAAGTACAAGTTGATATCAGACCCGATAATAACAGTTTTGATGTGAATGTTTACTTTGATGTTGTTGGATTAGATTTACCACCTCAAGCCTTCTCATTCGTTTTAGAGGCAACCAGATAAGATATGCCTTTTACTCAGTTTACAAACCTAGATTTTGACCAAATCAAGGCTCAAATCAAAGATTATCTCCGTGCAAATTCAAATTTCACGGATTTTGACTTTGAAGGGTCTAACTTTGCAGTCCTTATTGACACCTTAGCGTACAATACTTACATTAACGCATTCAATGCGAACCTTGTAGTCAATGAATCCTTCCTGGATGGTGCTACAGTTCGCGAAAATGTCGTTTCTTTGGCGCGAAACATTGGTTATGTACCTCGCTCTAGGAGCGCCGCTAAGGCAAATGTATGGTTTAACGTACCCACTACCACTACCAGTGGTACTTTGACGCTTCAAGCGGGTCTGGTGTGCATTGGAGTGACTGATAACTCATCATATCGTTTCTCTATCCCAGAAGATTTGACTGTTGGCGTCAAAAATGGGGTAGCACAGTTTGGAACAGCAGATTTACCAAGAGAAGTCTTGCAAGGTTCCATGCTTTCAAGGCAATTTTTGGTCAATACTTCTGTTGATCAGCGTTTTATCCTTGACAATCCAAGTATTGATACATCTACAATCAGATGTTATGTCAGAGGAATTGGTGATTCTGGTTTAGGACGTGAATTTAAGCAAATTGATAACATTTTAAACTTGAATCAGAACTCTGAAGTGTTCTTATTGCAAGAAGTTCAGGATGAAAGGTACGAACTTCTGTTTGGTGATGGATATTTTGGTAAAAAATTAGAAAATAATGCTGTAATCACTGTAAGATACCTTGTAACTGATGGTGCAGCAGGAAATGGACCATCAATATTTGATTTCCAAGGTTCATTTGTTGATGAAGGTGGAGTATCAGTCATTCCAAGTGGTTCTATCACCGTAAATACGGTTCAAAAGGCACAAAATGGTGGAGAAATTGAAGATGTTTCTTCAATTAAGTACTTTGCGCCTCGTTTATACTCTGCTCAGTACAGAGCAGTCACTGCAAGGGACTATGAAGCAATTATTTCAGAAGTATATCCCAACACAGAGTCAGTTGCAGTGGTTGGTGGAGAAGAATTATCACCTCCTAAGTTCGGAACAGTCCAAATTAGCATAAAACCAAAGAATGGAACGTTTGTTTCTGACTTTGATAAGCAAAATATCCTTAGTAAACTGAAGCAATACTCAATTGCTGGTATCAATCAGCAAATTGTTGATCTGAAAGTCCTTTACGTGGAACTTGATTCGACAATTTACTATGATATATCCAAAGCATCGAACGCAAGTGACCTCAAAACGAATGTTACTGACGTTTTGAACTCATATTCCAAGAATGTTGACATGAATCGCTTTGGTGGAAGATTCAAATACAGTAAAGTGCTGCAATTGATTGATAGAGTTGATGATGCAATTACCTCTAATATTACAAAAATCATTATTAGAAGAGATCTGAAGGCATTAGTCAATCAATTCGCACAATATGAACTTTGTTTTGGTAATAGATTTAATGTAAAACCGAATGGATTTAATATTAAATCTACAAGATTCAAAGTTGCTGGGGAAGATAGTGAAGTATTCATGGTTGATGTTCCCAATACTGACTTAAAAACTGGAATTATTTCACTTGTTAAAGTGAATGATAAGGGTGAAAGTATTGTTGTTGCAAAGGAAGCAGGAACAGTTGATTATCTGAAAGGAGAAATCAATCTTAGTACTGTAAATATTGTCTCAACACAGAGACCAAACGACATCATTGAGGTTCAAGCAGTCCCAGATTCTAATGATGTTGTCGGACTCAAAGATCTTTATTTGAGTCTGAGCGTTTCAGATAGTAAGATAAATATGGTTAAAGATGTCATTGCATCTGGTGAAGATATTTCTGGCGTCACATTCACAAGAG